AATTACAGCCGTTATCAATGCCATTGTTTTGATAGTTTACTTATTTTCATTAGTAATTGCAATAATCCAATTTGTTCAACAATTAGTTGCGCTTTATTTCCCAAGACTTCGATATTTAAAGTATTGTCAATAAAAGTAGAAATTTCTTTATTTCCTTTTTCAGTTGAACTTCTTAATGAATTAATTGCTCTTTCAGCATCTGCAAAGCCTTTTACCATATCATAAATTGCAGTTCCTAAATCTACAACTTGAGTAATTAAAAAAGCAATTCCAATTCCTTTTAAAGCATTTCCAAATTTTCCTGCTCCTTTTTCAGCTTTATTTAATCCATCAGCTGTTTCATTAACTGCTCCTTTTAATCCTTTCCATTGATCAAATTGTTCTTTTAAATTAATTGCATACATTGCAACTTTAAAAGCTATCCAACCTTTTATTGCTTTTCCAAGTACTGAAACAATGGTATCAATGTTTTTTGCTAGAAAACTAATTGCTCCAGCTATTTGTTTAGTAATTGCTCCACCTTTATTGGCTTCATTTATGTAAAGTGAAATTTCAGTTTGTAAAACATTCCATGCACCTCCAATAGTTTCTAAATTTTTACTTGCATTTGCTCCAAATGTTTTTTCAAGTTCTTCAGCGAATTTTGGTAAAACATCTTTTGCCATTACTTCGCCTTTTTGCATCATTTTACCAAGTTCAGCTTCAGAAACTCCAATTGATTTGGCCATAATACCAAATGCACCTGGTAAACGTTCCCCAAGTTGACCTCTTAACTCCTCAGCCGAAACCGTACCTTTTGAAAACATTTGAGAAATTGCCAAAAGTGAACCTTGAATTTGATCGTTTGAAAGTGCTAAACTAGAACCAGATTTAATAACTGATTGATATATTTTATTTCTAGCTTCTAAACTTAAATTAGAACTTTCAGAACTTGCAATAAAACCTTTGTAAGTATCAACTAGAACGGTTAAATCTTGCCCGTAATCCCGTGAAAGTTTGGATAGGAAAGAAAACGACTGATTGTAACGTTCTTGCGTTCCCATGACATTTTTAAGTGCCAATTGCAACGATTGTAGTTTAATTTCAGTTTCTGCAATACCTTTGATGCTAGAAAATACACCAAACGCAAGCCCTAATTGACCAAGTGCCGAACCAATAGCCCTAAATGTTTGTGGATAATTACCTACATTTCTTTGAAACTGTCCAGCCGAACCATCAACTTTTTTCAAAGTTTTATCGAGTGAATCAATTTCACGTTTCATTGCGCGCGCGCTTGCGGTGTTTTCGTTTCCGCTAACTGCTAAATCTTTGTATTTTTTACGCAAATCGTTTAACGTTGCGCTCATTTTATTGTATGGTCTTTCTGCTTCTGCTACTTTTCTAGCTTCACGCTCCATTTGTGCAATACCTTTTTCGCGTTGGCGTTGCAAACTTTGCTCTGCAGAAAGTTGCTCTTTTTTGGAAGTAACTAATCTATTTTGATTCTTAATAGTTTCTTTTTCAAGAATTATTTTTTGTTTCTCAACCTCAAGTGTTTTTAAAGCTACTGCATTTAGTGACTTCGAAAGTGTTATTAAATCCTTAATTCCATCTTTAGTAGCAACATCTAAATTAGCCATTGATTTTTTAACAGAATCAATAAACGATAAAATCTCTTTATCTAATTTATCAAATACGTCAATCGTTTTATTTGCATCCGAAATGATACTATCAAATAGTCCTTTCTCAAATATCTCATCTTTGGTTATTTTCTTTGCCATTTCAATCGTTTTTTAAGCTATTAACAAACTGTTTTTTCAACTCCTCATATTCAAGTACCGTTATTTCCTTTTGTGGAATTCTGTAACCTTGATATTTGGATATTGCGTTCAACATTTTAATTTCATTGTTTTCATTTCCAGTTAATTTTGATTCAAACATATCAATTTTAATGGTTAACATTCGTATTCTATTTATCAAGAATATGTTTCTTTTTCCCTCTTTTAATGATTCTAGGAACTCTAAACAACTTTTTGCACGTGCTTTTAGATTGTCTAAGTAAAGATTAAATTCATCGCTAAAACCTACCTTTTGAATGAAATCATTATACAAAGTTTCCCACGCTTGCAAATCCTCTTTTTCAGTTCCGATATTCGGGTCACGTCTGCAATATTTATACTGTTCTTCATTGCATCGAAACCAATTGAAAAGTGGAAATTCATTAATCGACAAATAGTATTTTTCTAGCATAATTTAGCATATTATCTTTCAAAATCAATATTAATTTCCCTAAGTTTTCATCTGTTAAACCAATAATTCCGTCTCCATATTTATCAAATAAGTTTTCGTTTTCCTTTTGACCGTCCGCATCCGTTAAAAAATAATCATTGAATACGTGAACGGTTAAAGTTTGCAAGAAATAACCAGTATCATGTAAATTGTACGGGTCCCCAGCTTTTTTTCGTCCGTTGGTAATCTTTTCAGTCGCATAGGAATAAGTACCTATAACACGACCTAAATCGTCAATCCCCTCATTTTCTAACTGTGAAATCTTAATCCAATCAATTATTTTTTTGATCGTTGAATCGTCAAATGAATTAAGCCAAATATCAACTTCATTGAGCATTTTAACACGCTCGCAAAATTCGTATATTGAAGTTCTATTTAACATAATATTGTAAAAGTACAAAAAAAAGCCCCTACAATTTGCAAGGGCTTTTCAATTTAATTTTCAGAATCAACTTTCTCTTTTACCTTTTTTGGCTTTTTCTCCTCGACTGGCTTTTCGGCTTCAAGTCGTTTCATCATTTGAATGAGTGCCATTTCTGATTTGTGAGGTAATAATACTTTCAATTCGTCCAACGTCTTACCCTCTACTAAACTTCTGCGAGTTTGACCATTTCCACACTTAACAAACATTATGCTGGTTGTTCAAATTTGTAGTAACCCTCGTAACCCATTGCGGTAAACAAAGTAATTTCAACCATGTTATCGGTTGGTACTGTTTGCGAATATGAGAAAGTGTAATTATTTGTCAATGGGTCAATTGTTAAATCGTCCAACTCAATATCAACTCCATCAGTCAAATCTTTTGCAGTGAACTGAGACAATTGCAAGCCCTCAACTGTTGATTGATAAGGATTATTGATACCGTAATCAGTAGTTAATGCTACTGTAAAAGTTGTTGTTCCAGTTGTTACTGCTGGCTCATCAACTACCACAAAATTAGCATCAATCATTCCAGACACTTGAGTATTGTAATTGATTCCCAATTCTTCCCAAGTAATCATCCATAAATCGCCATCTTGTACAGTTGGTGCATATTGGAATGAACCCATCAATTTGCTTGGATTTGCATCATCTGCAGGAATGAATTTATTATCATACGCTTCAATTGGAATAGGTAAAAGAACGTTTCCAATTCTAATCCCTTGAATTCCTTTTGCCGAAAATAAAAATACTCCGTTTGCGTTACACTCTCCTTGTTGCAATTTACCAACAAAAACGTCTGAAACTTCCCATTTCTCGTAATTAATTGATTTAAAACCACGTCTTGTACGAACTTTACCACCAGCGTTATCAGTAGCAAATTGAGTATCTTCAACCGCTTGAGTAACATTACGCAATTCCGTTACTGGAAATAGACGTTTTGTTCTATTTCTATTTATCAACATTTGATTCCATGACGTTTGCATTGTCGTTGGGTCAAGTGAGATAAAGTTTTCAGTATTAGTGTTGCTTCTCAAAGAAACAATACCATACCCTAAGGCTTTTCCAAAAAGTTCAACACAATTTGGTAAACCCGTATTTCCGTGAACTGTGCCACACTGGCAACCTACCGCTACACTCATAATTTATAAGTTTTAAAATTTAACATTTACAATTTTGTTTCAACACATCTAGCGAAAACCTCATTTCTACACCTGAAAGTTTTGCATCAATAATGTTTTTGATAATTCCCGTTGTATCTTCAGTTCCAAATCTTGCAAAGTCTTTAACATCAAAATCAATTAATCGATTAAAATACAATTGATTCTTGTTTATAGATTTTACAATTTCATCAGCTAAATTTATCAATGGAATTACATTTTTTTCCCTGTGCTCTTTTGTCCAATCGTCGGCAAAATTTGCCTTGGTCAATAAGAATAATCGACAGTCGCTCGTTCTTTCAATTGGTGGATCACTAATAAACTTTTCATTTGTTGGATTAACTAGCCAAACCAAAGGTAATTTTAACCCCTCAATTTCGCTTAATTTATTCCATTCAAAATTAATTGCTCTTGGCGTTCCTTTCAAATAAAACGGTTTCTTAAGTTTCAAAGTTTGACCCTTATACGCTTCGATTCCCTCATTTGATGCTGTAATAGTAAGTGAACCGTCCTCATTGTAAGTTAATACGCTGAAATACTCCGATTCATCTAAGTACCACATAACCCCAAATAAACGCAAGAATTTCACATCACAAAGTCTGATAACCTGAGTATTGTTTTCAACTGGACCAGCGTAAACCACTTTTACAGTTGTATCAAGTTTCTCAATGATTTCAAACTCTATAATATTGCTTATATCTTGTCGCATTAGAACCAGTTTAAAAGTGATTTTCTTTGCCCTTTGAACGTTGGATAAACGTCTTGATTCTCTAAAATATACGCCTGAATAGCTTTGTACGTTTTTACGCTAGTATTGTACTTTGTGTAAAGACTAGATTCAATATCGTTCGCTTTGGTTGAATTTTCGTTGTTCTGTACTACATTTCCGTTTACAGATACTTCTGAATAATCTTCAGCCGAATAAGCGAAATAAACGAATCCTTTAAGCATATCGACAATTCCTTTAGATTCAATCAACTTTCCACATGAAAGATTTTCAAAGAACGGATTGAGAAGTTTTGTGTAAATTTCTTCTTCGTCCTCGATTCCCTGAACATATAAAGCAAGCAATTCAACCCCAAATAATTCATTCATAATACTTGGTTCAATCATATCAATGTACGATTGAATTTTAGTAGCATTGGTTGGATGTTGCGTTATCGCATACCTACCTACAAAATCACTTGGTGCTAAAATACTCATCTTTTACGCTTTTGTTTCGTCCTTTGTTGCTTTTTTGGGTGCTTTCTCTTTCACTTCAATTGCTACTTTCGTATCAATTAATTCTCTAGCGATTACCGTTGGAACGTTCTTTTGTGTTCCTACTTTCATTCCAGCAACTTCAACAATAATTTCAATTTTCATAACTTGAATATTAAGCCCTCAATCAGTCGAAAGAGGGCTAATTAATATTAGTCGATAGTCAATGCAGTAATTGCAGTTGCAACAGTACCTTGTACCAATACTTGCGCATCGTTTGCAGAAACGAATTGTAACAACTCTTGCTCAACTAAGATAGTTCTCAAGTTGTTTGTGAAGTCATTACCATCTTGACCGATTTGGATATTCATTGCATCAGCGAAACGTACTTGAACAACTGATAAATCTCCACCAATAAAGTCAACCCCACTAGGTAAACCAGTTGAAGCGATTAATGTCATTCCAGCGATTTGATTACCGTTAGCCATTCTAAAAGGTGGCAACAAATAAGCCCCGTTTTCGTCTTTAGATACGTCTAATTGTGCAATTACAGACGGCTCAACAAATAACGCACTTGCAGTACCGTATGCTTCTTGAACTTGCAATGCGATTGCTCTAAATACATCGTTTACGTTTGGAGTAGCCAAAGTTCCAGCCATTGAACCACCAGTAAACGCAACAGCATATTCAGACAAACCTTTCAAGTTGTTACCAGTACCGTCTCCACCGAATAATTGATCTTCAGTTACGATGTCAACTCTTTTCATCAAATTAGATTGAATGTAAGGAATCAACATTGGCAAATTACGTAGCATTTCAGTTGAAACTTTCCCATAAACACCGATTTTCTTAGACTTCATTTCACGTTCTTCATAACGAACTGAAATTTTCGTTTTGGCAGCTGCCTCAGCAATGAAAATTGGTGTCCCTTGCTCATCAAGTTCTTCAATCCAATTCACACGGTTTCCAGCCATCGGAGCAACAGATACATTTGTCAAATACGCCAAAATTCTTGAACGGATTTTAGAAATGATACCAGTGTTTGTTGTTAGGTTGATGTGATTTGCAGAACCTGACGCATCGATTGTAGTTGCATCTGTGATATTCACAACCGCTTTTACAGTCATTTGTTTTGCTTCGCCTGAAATTACAGCATCCAACTCTTTGGAAACAGCTTCAAAAGTGCTTTTCAAAACTCCGTAAAAAGTTTTGTTTTCTTTTGTTGGTTGCTCACTTGCTTTTTTTGCTTCCAAACTCAAACGCTCAATTTCTTTAACGATTTTGTCATTTTCAAGTTTCAACGCATCCAATTCCTCTTTTGTAACTTTCCCCTCTAAAGATGTTTCCAATTCTTTGAAGTACTCATCATTTGCTTGTGCTTGTTCTTTCAACAAGTCTGCTCTTTTGTCCGCTTCCATTCCCTCGAAAGCATCATTCGTTAACCCCTTAAATGCTAAAAAAGTAGCGACGGTGTAAAATTGTTTTTTCATTTCAATTTCTTTTTTTGATTAATAATAAGATAAACTATTGTTTGTTTTTTGAGTGTCATTTGACGGCTCGTTTTTAGGAGTGATTGGATCGGCTCCATTATCTTTATTTGATGTTTTTTGAAACTTCGATAAAAGTTCTTTGACATCAATCATTTCTGTATAAACTTTCAAGTCTCCACTAACAGAATCAACAATTACTTTGTCGAAATCCATATCATGCTCTTGGAGTAATAAATCAAAATTACTTTCATTCATTCCTTTTTTCCAACAACCTTGCACATGAACGTCTTTATGTGAATCCAAAACATTGCTTGGCGAAATTGCTAGTTTTACTTTTGCGGTGTTTTCATCAATCAACTCATAAGAAAGTACTGGAGTTAAAAAGTTAGAACCTTTTACGACTGCAGAACCCTCAATATTTTTCGCTTCAGTAACTGCCCAAAAATACTCTCCAACATCGTCTTTGTTTAAAATAGTTTCTTTGTACTTATCAAAGTTTTCCTTTTCGGCTGTATATTCGGGTGCATCGTTGTTATAACAAAAATACAGCTTAAAATATCTCATCCCTACTGAATGATTCAACACAAAACCGTTTTTATATTGTTCAAACATAAAAGGATTTCTTGTCTTTGTGATTGTAGCTTCATATACTAAAACCTCAATTTTAGTAATAGCACTATTAAACGCTTTGCTTGCTACATCAAAAAGAACGTTTGAAAAATCAGTTTTTTGAATTTGTGATTTCTTTTTATGTACGGCTAAATCTTTGTTTGCCAAAATTTCTTCTAACGTCATTTCTTTACCAATTTAGTTGAATCAACTACCTTTTGTTTGTCATTTTTGATAGCTTTAATTTGCTCATCTGACAACTTTTTGTCCTTGTTTTTCATATTATGTTAAATAGAACTTTGTACAAATTTACAATATTATGTTAAATAGAATTATATTTGTATAAAAATATTTTGATTATGCAAGAAAATTCGCTTTTAGGTTTGGGAAATCTTTTTAGAAATGCTTGGCGTGGAACTGATAGATTAACTAGAATGATGCCTTTATGGAATGGTTTTAATATTGGAAATTTTAACGCTCCTCAGGTTATTTGGGAAACGGTCAATAACAACGAATATCATTTGTTTTCGACAACCTCAGAAATTTACATTCCGATAATGAAAAAAGCATCAATGTTTTCAAACGGGCGTTTTGTTGTCAAGGATTATAAAACGAATGAACCAATCGAAAACCACCCTTTGATTAAGTTGCTGGAGAAACCAAACCCGTTAATGAATCGTAACGAATGGTTAATTTCAGTATCAGTTAATCACGATATTTATGGAAACGTTTACATTTATAAGAATCAACCGTCTATATTATCGGAATATCCAACAACATTGGTAAACTTACCAAATGATGATATAGCGATGAAATTAAGCGGCGTTAAGTACAAACAAACCGAACTAAGCGAAATAATCCAAAAGTATTTTCTTCAATCAAATAATGAAGAATTTGAACCTAACGAAATAATCCATATTAAAAACTTCTCAAAGAATGGTATTAAAGGCGAATCTATTTTAAATTCACTTGAAATGCCTATCACAAACGCTAGAGGGGCGCACGGTTTCAATAACGTGAATATTACTAAACGTGGTGCAATTGGTGTTATTTCTCCAAAGGTAAACCCTAACGGAATGACTGCTTTAGTTCCTAACGACAGAATGGAAATCGAGAAAGATTTTAAAGACGAAAACGGAATATTTGATAATCAAAGTGCAATTAGAATCGTAAACAAACCAATCGACTATACTCAGCTTTCACTTGGGATTAAGGATCAAATGATTTTTGAAACTATTTCTTTGACAATGCAAAGGGTAATTGATGCAATCGGATTGAACGATAACCTATTCAGTAAAGATAAAGGTGCAACGTTTAACAATGCAAACACTTATTTAAAGTCAGGTTATCAAGATTGCATTATTCCATTTTCAGAAAAGTTTTGTTTTGCTTTGAATGATTCTTTGGATTTATTCAATAAAGGTATTTATGTTGAAATGGATTTTTCACACTTACCTTGTATGCAAATTGACCAAAAAGCTGAAGCGGAAACGGCACAAACTAAAGCAAATGCTATTCAGGGACTTGTTTCGATTGGTTATTCAATTCAAGAAGCTGAATCACTACTTGGTATTTCATCGAAGTAATTAATATGCAAATCTAAAGAGGTCTTACATAATCCCTCTAAACAGTCGGGTGCATCGTCATGTTTTACTGTACCGTTTTTGTTGTACTCCATCAAATTACGCATAAATTTGTCGTAATCGCTTCCTTTTTCATAGTCAGAACGAAATACACAATACATTTTCATAAAGCCAGCTAATTGCGTAATTCTTGCGTGTTTATTCGATTTGGCTTTGACTGGATTAACTGAAATAATTTTATTCAGTTTAGGGGCTAATAACTGTCCATACATACCACCACCAAAGTTAGACTCAATAAGTACGAACTCAGGAATATTTCTGTTTAGAATTTCTGCAGTAAGGTCAACATTTAAATCAGTTCCCAATTTGGTAAATAATACATCAGTAATGAAAATACGTTTCATGTGTAATATTCCGATAATAACACAATGATTATCGTCTCCAGTATCTGCAATATCCACGTAAGACAAACTACCTATCTTATCTTTAAAGTCAATCGCTTTAAAGTCTTGGAAAGTTAGCTTTTCTTTCGGGAAAAGTAAACCCTCTCTTGGTGTTGGATTCTGCATGTACTGAGTTTGAAAAACCATTTCATTGACCTTTTCCAAATGTCGTAATTCTTCAATCGTATGCTTTTCATTCCAAAGTGCCGTTCCATCTTCTTTGATTACTGGCATACTTACTACGTGCCAATCGTCAGGCTCAATATCAATCAAATATCCGCAAAGGTCATTTTGATGTAATCTTTGCATGATAATGATTATCGGAGTTTCACGGCTATTAACACGATTCCGAATAGTTGAATCAAACTTGAAATTTACTTTGTCCCTCAATGTTGCGCTTTCTGCATCATCAGGCTTGATTGGATCATCAATAATTATTGCACCGCCAAACTGTATAATTTCTTCATCTTCAAAGTTAGTTTGACCAGCCCCGAATCCCGTAACTTGACCACTTGCCGAACGTGCTAAAACGCCACCGCCCTCAGTAGTGTACCATTTATCTTTAGCCTTAGAGTCTTTTTTGATTTGTACCCATGGAAATAAATCCTGATATTGTTGCGACTGAATAAGGTCTTTAATTGATTCTGAGTTATCAAGTGCTAAAGTATCTGAATATGATAAATGAATAAACCGTGATTTTGGATTATTTGCAATTGACCATGAAATAAACATTTTTACAACTATTTCAGTCTTTCCGTAACGTGGCGCAACATTGAAGATTGTTCTATTGTTTTGACCGTTTGCAATTAGTGTACATTCATCAAATAAAACTTGATGGTGTGAATTAACACTAAAACGTTTTCCGTTTAATTCTTTGAAGAAATAACGAGTGAAAAAAGAAAAGTCCTTTAAACATTTTGCACGTATTAACTCAATTTCAGTAATCATTGTCTAACTCCTCAGCTTTTTTCTTTGCTTGTTCTGGTGTTAATTGGTTTATTGATTGTCCATTAGTAGTTAGGTCTAATTTAGATGCTGAATTTAATCCTAACATTTCTCTCAAGTCCTTTAAAATATTACGGCATTCTTTGAAATCGTCAATATCCATATTTTGTTGATATAGATTTTCTAACCTGGCGTAAATTTCAGCTTTGAATCCATCTTTATCAAAAGTTTTTTCAAAGTTTTCAATAATTATTTCCTTAGCTTCTGCAATATACATAAATGAAGCTGATCTTTCAACTTTGAAGTTTTGTCCACAATAATCCACAATTTGCGAACTTGAGGCACCTTGTAAAATTAAAGCATGTACTTCTGAAATACGTCTTTCACGCTCAATACTTGAAATGTCTTGAGGTCGTTTATTTTCTTTCTTTTCCATGCTAGAATTTTAATTTTTTAAAATGGAGTACCGGCTTGTGCTTGACTTGTTGCTCTACCTCCGCTTGTGATTCTTTGAGGGTTTCTTTGTCCAGCTCTTGAATTTGCTGAACGTCCTGAACGTCCTCCACCTTTTCCAGAATTTGCCATAATTTTTTACCTCTTACGGATTTATTAATTGTTTTATACTCGTTTAAAATAGCTGTTTGAAATTCATCAAACCACAAATATAAATCTTTATTTTCCTCTAAACAAATTTGTTCAATGTTTGATGAACTTCTAAGATTTGCTGATCCGTGAAAAACGTAAAATCTTCCTGAATGTGATTCTAAAATACAAAGTTTGCAATGCGTACCAGCAAAGGCCACCTGAAATTTATTTTCATGATCTAACTTTTCATAAATGTATGGAACTAAATCGTTTTTTTCGTGTCCAAAAAAGAAATCTGAAAGTATTAAGTTTAATTCATCAATGTAATTTCCTTTGAGTAAATTTTCAAGTGAATCTACATTGTTTTTATTCATTGATAAAGTTGAAATAGTCATCTTTTTAACGTGAATATTATGTTCAACTATAAACGCTTCAATAAAGTCTCCAAAGAAAAAAGTACCATTTATTAAAACATGGTATCTTTGATTTTCATTAAAATTTATGTCATTTGCTAATTTTTTAGCATCTGAATATTTGAGTTTTTTTTCTGAAATTTCTTTGTGTTTCTTTGGTGCAAAATATCGGTGTGTTACTCTATTTTGTTTTAATTCTAACATTTTTTATATCTTAAATTTACCTTTATGTTTATCAATATCGGAGTAACTTGATTCAACAATATACCCGAGTTGAACGTCCCAAAACTCAATTAAAACTTTATCGTTTGTCGAATATTCGTATTTGATTTTTTCCCCTTGCTCAACTATTACTGTGTCGCTTTCAGTAAGTGTAATATCTCCTGAGCTTTTTTGAATGGTAATACTAGCTTGACCACCAATAACATCAACAAACATTTTCTTTTGTACTCCACTTGAACACGCATACATCGACAAAAACAATGATGCGATAAGTGATATTTTAATTAGTTTTTTCATATCCGCTTTCTTTTAATTTTCGCATTGAAGCTGTCATTACAACAACTGCATAAACTGTAATTAATACAACATGACAAGCAAGAAATATTAACCAGCCTATCCAGTCAAGAAGTAAGAATCCCCACAACTCGATGTGTGCAAATATAAGATAAATTGTATCTCGTTGTACCATTTGTTTCTCAGTTACCCAAACTTGTAACATTGGTTGACCTTTCCAAATTAGTAAGCAATTCATTATTCGCACTTGCAAATAGATAAAAATCGCTAGGATTGCTAAAAGTGTATTTTTCATCTTTTAAAAATTAATGGTTTATTTTCGTTTCTGTTGATCCAACTAATTGCATCGTGTTTTTTGTTGAATCGTTTTACAATTGCACCTTTTCTTTTTCCTGAATCAATTACCACTTCCCACGAATTGTGAAACTTTGACTTTTTGATTCTAAATTCTACCTCGATTTTTTCTGTTCGGTATCTTAGGATAAAAACGATTGCAAAGTATGTTACTACAATTGTTGCTAAAATTATCAATGCTATTTTCATATTCTCAAATTTACAAATTATTTTCTAATCGAACGGTCTAAAAGAAATTGATAAACTTCTGCTGGAGTATTTTCCAATAGAAATTTATTCATTTCATCGTCTCTTTGCAGTTCGTGTGTTCGTGGACTTATTAAAGTAGGTGGCTTTTTGTATTCGTGCAAACCAAAGATAAAAGTTGAATTATCTTTTATTAATCTAACATCAATACCACCCTCTCTCATTGTTGAATAGTCGTAAGGATTAATGCAAGGTA